ATGGGTAAATCTGATAGTTTTAGGGTTTTTTTGAGTGATGCAGGGGAGGTAGTATATCAGGCGCTACTCTCCCACTGCAACGCTAAGTTAAAGATGATGGAGGTCGACCATTACGAGCTGGCTATGTTGGCGAATAGTTTCGCGCTGTATGCTGAGTCGGCTAGGTTTTGTAATGAGGAGGGGGTGGCTATGCCAGCTGGTGATAGTGGTTATGAGCAGATCAGACCACAGTATACCGTAATGAAAAACGAGTATGCTAATATTCTGAAACACTCGGCAAAGTTCGGGCTTAATCCTGGAGATCGGGCAAAGTTCTTCAAGGGCTTGGAGGAGGACAAAAAGAAGAAAGGTTTTAAGTTAGACGGGGATTTAATGAAAGCATCATGAAGACGTTCTGGATTGCGATGACTATTTTATATTTTTTATTGGGTTGTTCTTGTGTTATGGCATAGATGTTTTAGGCCAAAGATTACTATTGAAGATTCTAAATATGTAGATAGAATGGATGTAAAAATTCCTGATAATCTCAAGAAATGAGCGCAGCCGAGCAATACGCTTTAGATGTTGTTTCAGGGCGGCAGGTAGCCGGGCGGCTGATTTGTTTGGCGGCCAAACGGTTCCTGTCTGACTTGGAAAGGAAAGACGTTTACTTTGATGAGCGCGAAGCTAATAAGATCGTTTACTTTGTTGAGAACCATTTAAGCCAATGGGAGGGAGACTGGGAGGGGTTATCGGTTAAGTTGCAACCGTGGCAGAAGTTCCATCTTCAACAGCTTTTTGGGTGGATGCGAAAGGATACAGAGACTAGGAGGTTTACTAAATTTTACCTGCAGGTTTCAAAGAAGAACGGTAAGAGTTCGGAGTGCGCATGGCTATCTGTATTCCATTTATTCGCGGATGAGCGGATTAAAACCCCAAAGGTTTACACGGCAGCGAACAACGAAGATCAGGCAAAGATTTGTGTGAACATGGCAGGACGTACGATCGAATGGTCACCGGATCTGGCCGCAATGATTGGAGAGGATATTAAACTTAGTACCTATGGCAGCAACATCACGGAAGTCATCCACAAAGGCAGGGGCGGGTTCATCAAAGCCCTCTCGAAAGAAGGCGGGGATAAGAAAGCCAAAACGAGCGGTGGTAAGCACGGTATCAACGCAAGTTTGGGACTCGTTGACGAGTTTGGAATGTCTCCAGATCATGGCGCATCTGGTTCTATCGCCACCTCGATGGCCTCAAGGAAAGAGCGGCTCATGGCTTATCTCACAACGGCCGGATTTAACATGGAGGGTCCGTGCTATTCTGAGCTTAGAGAGCAAGGGATAAAAGTTTTAGAGGGATCCATTGTCATGGATAATTACCTCCCTATCATTTATGAGTTAGATAATCCAATAGTAGACGGAAAGCCACAGGAAATAACCTTACAATGGTTACTATCCAACGAGCAGGAATGGTACAAGTCAAACCCTAATCTGGACGTTTCGGTTAACCGTGAATATCTCCGGGAGATGCTGCAAAACGCGGTCACACTTGGAGGCACTACGGAGGTGGAGGTGATGACATTGAACTTTAATAGGTGGATGGATTCCCCTCAGGTATTTATTCCTTCTGAGGTGTGGGATCGGAACAGCCACGGATTTAAAGAGGAGGATCTTATTGGGCAAGAATGCTTCGGAGGTTTTGAGTTAGTAGGTGCTAAAGGAATGAGCGCGCTATGCCTGATCTTTCCAGGTGCTGAACTTGCAGCGGTTAAACTTTTCTTTTGGGGACCTTCCGAGTATTTTAAAAACAATACCGATAGATTTGACAAGGCCAAAGAGTGGGCGCAATTTATAAAAGTAGATGAGGGTAACACAGTAGAAAACGAGTGGGTAATAGATTGGCTTTTGTCTGAGATTGAAAAATATGATTTACAGTCTTTTGCGTTTCCGAAATTAAAAGAGAATGACGATATTGTGCAAGGTTTAATCAAGGAAGGATTAGAGGGTAACCCTATCAGTCAGGCGATAGGAGGCATCGGAAACCCTACTACACAATGGGAAGACTTACTGCACGCGGGTAAGATAGAGCATTTTAATAATCCGGTTTTGAAGTGGATGAATTCTAATTGTAATGTAATCAGGAAAGAGGCGGGGATAAGAATAGAAAAGCAAGGCAGTCGCGTTGTTGGTATCTCGGCCTGTATCAATGCACTAGCTCAATGGAAAACTATTGAAGCAGAAGACGGAAACAATAAACCAGAAATGACAACTTTAAATATATGAAAAGATTAGATTTTTTAAAACGGTTATTAGTTATCCCTGCGATACCAATTATTGCAAAGGAAATAAAAGATAATCCAATTGATGACATAAAACCAATAGTAATAAAACCATATTATTATTCAGCGACTGGAATTTCAATTAGTGCAAAATTAAATGAAATCAATGAACGCGAACAATCATTTAACAATTTAACATAAAAACATGATTAAACTTTTAGCTATCCATCCTATGGAGTTTGATGGTACGAGTTACTACCGGGCGCATGGGATATTTCCAAACCTGATAAAACAATTCAATCATCAATTAAGGATCGACAAATATCAGGGAGACTTTGGGCGCGGTTACAATTGGACTGATCTGCAATATTATGACATTCTATTCCTTCAACGGCCTTGCCTGGACGCGGCTAAAAGAATTCGATTAGTCAACTACTGCAAAGACTTAGGAATTAAAATATGGATTGACTTTGATGATAACTTGTTCGATCTGCCAAACGAAAACAGATTACAGGAAGATGTTACCAACGAAATCCGTAAGGACATGGTAACTATTCTAAAACTGGCTGATGTTATCACAGTATCTACAAAAGCGCTAAAGGAATTTTTTGCGACCTTAGGGTTAGTGACTGAGGTCGTTCCTAACGCGCTGAATGAGGATATCACACCAATGGCAGAGGATTACAATACCCCATTAATAGGCGATCCAATCAAATTACTTTGGCGAGGAAGCGATACCCATCAAGGGGATTTATATTACAGCCAGAATGAAATTTTCAAGGCCATTGACATTAGACAAAATACTCATTGGCACTTCATGGGTTATAATCCGTGGTTCATCACTAACGGCATGGAGAAAGGACACTACACTTATCACAAGTCAGAGGACTTAATGATTTATTTCAGGAACTTACGCAAAGTAAAACCTCAGTTAGTTCATTTTCCTTTGATGCCAAACGCTTTGAACTTTGGAAAGTCTAACATAGCTTGGATTGAATCCACGGCAGCCGGAGCGGTTATTATTGCTCCTGACTGGGAGGAGTGGCGTAAAACGGGAGTAATTAATTACACCTCACAAGAGCATTACGGGGAATTGTTAACTCGTTCACTTGATGGTGATGCAGAGCTTTGGAAACAAAGCCGGGATTATATAATGGAGAATTTAACGCTGGACAAAGTAAACGAACAGCGAGTTAGAATAATTGAACGGTTACTTGGATTGAGTACGGTGACCATCACAAATACAGATTTTGTAAATCCAAATTATAAAAACAACTGGGAAAAAATAAGAAACGATATTGATGCAAAGACTTATGAAGGGTTTAGTAATTTACCTGAAACAATGATCGAATGAAAAATATTTTAGAATGGCTTTCTGGAAAGGAATATGTTACTAGATGGGCAATATTGCTACATATTTTTAACACGATTGTAATAGTAATAACTTTAATTATAATGTATTTGATATGGCTCTTATAGCAATGGCTGCCTACTCGACTGCCGAAAACCAAAAAGACGCGCAACTCCGAAAGACTCTTCAATCACTTTGGGAAACCGTGGACTGGACAAAACACAGATTAATGATCTCGGTAAACGGCAGCACAGAGGAAACCCGTGAGATACTTAGAGACTACGAGGAAATGATTGAGGACGTAATAGTCAACGACTCGAACATAGGAACGGCAAAAGCGATTAACAAAGTTTGGAAACTTCGCAGGTCCGGTGAACACTGCGTGAAGATCGATGATGACGTTGTTATCCATCATGACGGCTGGGTGGATGAAATGGAAGAGGCTATAAATCGGGAGCCTAAGATCGGGATAATCGGACTAAAGCGAAAGGATTTGATTGAATGCACCACTCACCCAGATACAAACTATCGGAGTGTATTAATTCAGCTTCCACACAAGCCGGGCGAAAGATGGATAGTTATCGAACGCGCGCGAGGTATAATGGGAACGTGTAAGATGATTAATCACGCTTTACTCGACAAGATAGGCTATCTATATCAGCCATCGGTGTACGGATTTGATGATTCAATGTACTCATGTAGGTCTGACATAGCAGGGTTTATAAACTGTTTTTTACCTCATATAAACATAGACCACATTGATCCGGGAGGGACTAACTATACAACATGGAAACAAGATCACGCAGGTGAAACGTTTTCAAAAGCGAATCAGGTAATTAACGATTATATTTCAGGTAAAAGGCCAATTTACGAAGAAGCATGAAAAATTCATTTACACATTATGTTTACAAACATGATATAAATACTTATGTCGTGTGCGCTTGGAGTGGATGTGATTTAATTGGTATGTGGCGGGTTAAAAAATTAAAAGAATGCGTATAGCTTTATCCTATTCCGGTTACCTTCGCACATGGTCACAGTGTAAGCCAAACCACTACGAGAACATTATAACTCCTGATTGTGATTTGTATTTTTACACCTACACGCATGAAGATCCACTATACAAAGAGGCAGATAATAAATATTACTTTACTCGAATACCTCAGGCACTACATGATAACCCATTTGGTGACCATAAGTTTAACACTAGAAAGGTACCTGAGAACACATCTCACCAAGTTCTTAACCAATGGACGAATAACTTCGTTGGCTTTTGCCTTATCCCGAATACTTACGATATTTACGTAAGGATAAGACCTGATTTGAAGTTCAACGGTAAGCTAAACTTTGCAGATTATAATTGCAGTGAGAATAACATTTACATCCCTCAGGGAATGGACTTTGGAGGAATAAACGATCAATTTGCTTTCGGTAATCACAAAGTAATGAAGGCTTACTTTTCAGTTTTGATAAATGCTTTTGATTTATGGCATAATGGTACAATTTTTCACGCTGAAGGCATGCAGTTAGCTAATCTACAAAGTCAAGGTATTAATATTGTTCGTATAGGATCACCTCAACACGATATAATAAGATGAGGTATCACACAATCATACCTATCAACGGAGATAACGAACGAATGGGTAAGTTATTTAAGACTCCCAAACACATGCTTTTATATAATGGACTTCCATCAATAATTGCAACCACTTCGATCATGAAGGAGAAAGGAAAAGTTAAATGTTTAGTGGGCGATCAGTATTCAGAAATTCCATTTGTTGAAAACCAACGAGTAAGAAAAACCAACAACTCAGTTGAAACAGTTTTACAGACTAGCTTACACGTTAGCACTTTTATAATTGATTGCGATGTCATCCCGCTAAAATTAGACGAACCAACTACTAACACGGTCTATCTTTTCAAAAATACCACCGGAATAAATCAATACTCTAACTTTAAACTTGATTCAGACGGTTATGTGATCGACTGCAATGAGAAAGGAGAAGAATTCGAGTGGTGCGGGGCCGGAGTTTATTACTTTGCTGACCAAACTTCGTTTTACGACTCGGCTTATAAAAGCAAATCAATGGCGGAGATTATCAAACACCAAACAGACTTCGCAAATCTACACAACAGGCCTTATTTCAGATTTAAAGGCAATACAACGAGTAAAATTTTCAGATTTGGCACTTTACAGGACATTTTATGCAGTTGACAGGCGGATTTACTCAAAATATAGTCATGAGACAGGGTGATTTTGTCGATAAAATAGGCAAAACAGCCTCCGATGAGGTAGCTTGGTATGCATCTTACTTGGATAAAAACGACATTCCGAATATCGTAAGTAGTAATGAATTGGGCTTTAAAATGGAGTTTTTGGAGTCAAAAGGACCTGTAAACATCGAAAAAGTGATTGAGATAGTCGAAAAATACAAGCATTACGAGCCTATAAACTGGCTAACATTCCAATTTTACCGGGATCGAATCCGTTTCCACGTGGAACAATCACCTATTAGCAATGGCGACAAACTTTTGAAGCTACTGGAGGATTTCAGCGTTGACTTTTCATTTGCGCATGGTGATTTATCAATCCGGAACATCATCCAGACAGAAACAGGTCCGAAATTAATTGATCCGCTTTATTATCGGAATTTTGGGAGTTATATAGTCGATTATGCAAAACTAGCCTTTACACTAAAGTTTTTTAACGGTGATGTTGAAGGATTCGAGAGGGTTAAACGACAGGCAAACTTTGAACAGTTTGATATTTTAGTTGCGTCTGAGTGTGTGAGGGTGGCAACGTACAATAGGAAGTTTGATTTCATTGCTGAAAATCTTGTAAACGAATTATGATACTTGTTTGCTCTTACACCAACGAAAGAATAACAGAACTTTGTCTTAGGCAACTAGCATTGACAAAATCAAGTCGTTCAGTCGTTTTAGTTTGGGATAATCACTATCCTTTGAACCGTACCGACTTCGTTAAAAATATTTGTGATGAATTACATTTCATTTACATGAGTGAAGGCCGTAATATGGGTATGTATCACGCTTATAATACCATGCTAAACTCATGCAATGATGATACTGTTATTACAATGGATGGCGACAATTTTATAAATCAGTATGAATGGGATAATCAAATAGAATTAGTACTCAAAGATCAAAGCATTGGAACGGCAACACTCAGAACAAAAGTTAGTGATCGTGAATTGAAAGAAAGAGGGTTTGAATTTACCAATATCAACGGGGTAAATGTTAAGATCACAAAGCAAGCCTGCACTAATACTGTTTGTGGATGGAATACAGAGTTTTTAAAGTCAATAGGAGGCATTAAAGGAGGCAAAGAATATTACGGAGGAAATGAGGTTGAGATGTGGAAACACTATGTAGAAAAGAAGTGGGCTTATCTTACTGATTACTACGAGTTGACCGAGTTAATCAAGCCTTTACAGGATTGGCAATATGAGCAGTATAAATTGCTTTACGCTCATAAAGGAATGGGAGGAAGTTTTGAAGATTACCTTAAAACCAATCCTGAACGAATTGAAGATATTGAAACTTTCATATTTAACGAATCAAAATGGAAAAAATAGAACACATCTATCACACAATCCCCAGCCCTCAGGAGTTAAGCTACAAAGACTTTTATTCTGAGATGGTGCAAAAATTCCCTTCAGGATCTTTAATGGTAGAGGTAGGAGTTTATCACGGTCGCTCTTTCTCTTACTTGATTATCGAAATGCTTAACGCTGGCAAGAAGTTCGACTGCGTGGCTGTTGACGCTTGTCCGTGGGAGGGCGAGCCGTGCATTGGATTCCACAAGCACATGGAACCGCTAAAAGATCATTTTCGTGTGATGTTTGAAAAGGTGGATTCATTTGTTGCAGCAAATAATTTTGAAGATGGTTCAATTGACTTTTGTTTTGTCGATTGTAACCATACTTACCCATTCGTAATACGAGATATAAATGCGTACCTACCAAAAATGAAAAAAGGATCAATCCTCAGCGGTCATGATTGGTCTGATGTAGGAGTAAGAAAAGCAGTATATGAAGCATTTGAAATTTCTGGATTTGATGAATATATTATACTAGACGGTCGATTTTTATTAGCTGGAAAAGAAAAGAATGTTCACATCGATACTAAACAAGATATATGGTACGTTCAACTTTAATTGGCAAAAACTCAGTAATAAGCAACAAGGTATCAATGTATGGTGATATTGAGGTTGGCGACAATGTACGCATTGATGACTTCTGTATTCTATCCGGCACCATCAAAATTGGCAACAACGTACACATAGCGGCAGGAGTTTACTTGTATGGTGGTGGCGGCATTGAAATAAAAGACTTCGCACAGATTGGCGCAAAATCTACACTTCATTCAGCCAGTGATGATTTTTCAGGTGAGTATCTAGTTGGGCCAACAAACCAAAACACAAACGTAAAAAGTGCGCCTATCGTATTGGAAGAATATGCGGTACTGGGTGCGAATTGTGTTGTGCTGCCAGGTGTTACGATCGGAAAGAATACCGCAGTAGGGGCGATGAGTTTGGTAAATAAAAGTTTGCCAGAAAACTCAATCTATGGTGGCAGTCCAGCAAGATTTTTAAAAGATCGTAAGCAATTAGTCGAACATTTACCTCACTCAGAATTTGAAAACCAAATAGAATGGCACAAGGAGTCCACAAAATAACCGAACAATTCGAGGCTAAACTTTGTGACTACACTGGCGCGCCTTATGCAGTGGCGGTTGACAATTGCAGTAATGCGCTGTTTTTGGCTTTGAAATGGTTGGGATTATCAGGGATTGAAATATCAGTTCCAAAACATACTTACCCAGCTGTTCCGTGCGAAGTTATACACACAGGCAACAAAGTAAAGTTTTATGATTCACCCGAACGGCTAACTGGTTTTTATACACTTGATGGGACTAACGTAATTGATTCAGCATTACACTTTACTGCGGATATGTATATTCCAGGATTTAGTATGTGCCTATCATTTACAGGTCCTTACAAACATCTTAAACTAGGTAAGGGAGGCGCAATACTAACAGATAATAAAGCCGCTTACGAATGGTTTAAACGTGCTAGATTTTCAGGAAGGCGGGAATGTTCTTATCTTGAGGATGATTTCGATACTTTAGGATGGAATTTTTATATGATGCCTGAAATAGCTGCGCGCGGTTTACTTCTTATGGATCAATTCTACACTGAGAACGGAAAGAAACATAATGAACCTATTACGCATCGTTACCCGGATTTGAGTAAATTTAAAGTTTATCAAAATGTCAATTTATAGAAATCAGGCCAAAAGAGCTTACGATTATATCGTTTCAAATGGTGGTGAAAAATTCATTTTAAACGGATTCAATATTTCAGTCGATAGACTGGAGGAAGTGATCGAAAAGTCAGTTAAAAAATCAGGTAAGAACGGGTACAAGTGCGCTGATATTATTATCAAAATGTGGGATGAACAAAAAAAGACAATAGATGCAGCCACATAGTGAACCGGAATCACAGTGGACGAATAAAGGTTTTAATCAGAGGTTTGAGGAACTGATAAAGTTAGATATTACCTATGTTGAGGCTTACATCTTAGCAGAGGAGGAGCACGTTAAATTATTCGGCCGAATCAGATACAAGTCTTACGACTCATTCAGGGATTGCAGAAGGAAATTATTATTCCCTAACTCATAAATCAAAGCGGCAGGTCAGTATCTTACCCCTGCCTGCCGCCTTCTAAGCCTTAGATCATCACAACGGATGCGCACACAAATTTAATAACTAAATTATTAGTTGTATAACTAAGTTTACAGAATTGCAGATTTTCTACATTCGCCTAGTCGATTATACGGTTTACTTTGTAGCATGCAAGGACAAAAACCGTCTAAGGGTATCATTACACGTATTGCAGAGCGTTTTGGCTATTCCAAAATTGAAAAGCGTACGGGTGGTGTTGGCCTAACTCAAACGGAAGCCTGGCAGAATATTTTCCCGGGAATGTTTGATAATGTTGGCACATCAAGCACACTACCGTCTATTTCAGTACAATCAGCACAAAGAATTGCAACGGTATTTACCTGTTTAAACGTTCGCGGTGAAACGGTAGGATCGCTTCCATTCTCTTCCAAGTTAAACACCGATACAGGCGCAGTTACAGACTATAAATCCAAAGTTCATAGACTTTTACACGATCGCCCAAATCCAAATATCACGGCCTTTGATTTCTGGTCAACTATTGAGAAATGGAAACTAGCATGGGGTAACGCTTACGCTCGGATTGTGAGAGATTTCAATTACGAACCTATCATGCTGGAATTATGCGAGCCGTGGGAGGTGAAGATGAAGGAGGTAGAGGAAACGGACGAAATCTATTACGTCTATGATGACGAGATTATCAGGAGTACTGACATGCTCCATTTTAAGAACTATTCTTTGGATGGGGAGTGTGGTATTTCCTCTATCAAACAAAACGCCCTAACAATGGGCATGAGTTTGAAGTTAAGCCAGTACAATAGCTCGTTAATTGGCGAGCGCCCTTACGGATATTTGACAAGCGAAAAGAAGCCAAAAGACCTTCAACAGAAGGGAGAAATGAGGGCTTCATGGGATAAACGCGGATCATTTGACGATGAAAAAGACTTCTCAAACAAATCTGGAGGGCTAGAATTCAAATCTTTCACCCTGCCGGCCGATGATGTGGCTTATATCGAAGCCTCTAAAATGACCGATCAAGACATTTACGCCATTTTCCGTATCCCCCCAATTTTTGCACAGAATTACGAGCGCGCGCCTTACAATTCAAGCGAGCAACAAGATATAGTTTTTGCTAAATATACTTTGGCAAGCATCCGGGCAATAGAGCAGGAGTGTACCGAAAAACTTTACCATGAATCAAACAAGATCACAAACAAACAGTTTGCAAAATTCAGCATGCAGGGACTTTTGAGAGGTGATACAAACACCCGGAAAGAATTCTATACAGGACTTTTCAACATTGCGGCAATCACAGCTAACCAGATTTGTGAGTTTGAGGACCTGCCTACTTACGGACCTGATGGCGATAAACATTACGTGCAAGGTGCTTTGGTTCCGGTAGATATGTTGGCCGATGTGTTGAAAGGTAAGAACGTCCAGCCTCAACAGAAAAGAGAGATCGAGGACGAGTTTAAGAAAGAGTTACGTGAGAAAATGAAAACAAAACTAAACGGGCATTACGCTGATATAGCGGAGTTCCTTAACTGATATGGCAGCAAACGTAATAATGACGCAAAACCCACAGAGGGTATACATAACGGCAACAAATACCGATCAGACGCTGGACTATTCAAATATTCTAGGATCGGATGATTTCATGGGTACGATACTGATTGATAATATTTCAGCATCGGTCAGATTCAATACAGCGGGAGCGGTAGACCCTAACTATTCAGGAGTTTACACAACCACAGATAAATGCCTGTTTGATGCAAGACGGAGCGGATCAGATTCCAATCTATTGCATTACTATGGCGCTAGCGGTACTAGTTTTCAAGTTTACATATCAACACAATGAAAGACTACATACAAAGTTTCGATAAAGCTGAGCGCAGATTTCTATCTGTGGAACTCAGATCAAAAGAGGGAAGGACCGTGGAAGGTTACGCGGCAAAGTTTAACAGCGACAGCGAAGTATTCTATAATTCATGGCTTGAAAGAATTGCGCCAGGTGCTTTTGATAACGTCATGGCAGATGATGCCGTGGCTCTTTTCAATCACGATCCAAATTTCATCTTAGCGCGCAACAAAGTAAACATGACTTTGACGCAAGATGAGACAGGTCTAAAATATTCTTTCGAGGCGCCTAATACCACAGCCGGTAACGATCTTTTAGAGAACCTTAAAAACGGCAATATCCGTCAAAGTTCTTTTGCTTTCACAGTGGCAGAGGAAAAGTGGAAACACGCTGAAAAGAAAGGCGATCTAAGTGTGAGGACCATAACAAAAGTCGAAAGGCTTTACGATGTTTCCCCGGTGACTTATCCGGCATATCCAGACACCACAGTTGGCAAACGTTCTTTTGATGCGATGAATCAACAAGAACTTGAAAAAGAAAATCAGGCGAAAGCCTATTTAATAGAAGTAGAACAAAAAAAACACGAATTATTTAAACTAAAAAAGTAAAATGGAAAACATTGCGACCCAAATTAAAGGCCTGAAAGAAGAGAGGGCCGGCAAGATCACCGGAATGGATGGCCTTGTCAACAAAATGATCGGAGAAAAACGGTCATTGACTTCTGATGAACAAACTCAATACGATGCTATGAAGGCAGAAGTAGAGAGCATTGATAAACGCATGGCTATCCTGGAAGAAACAGAGAAACGCCAATTAGCAACCGCTAAACCTGCAGGATATTCAGGTGCCGGTTCCGAAGGTGGAGACACTGGAGAAACTGAAAGACGCGAAAAACAAAAAATGTATGATAAGTGGACTTGGAAAAGAGCACTTACAATCGGAACTGTTCGCGGTGCAAGACGTGACGGAGTTGAGGACGAACTTGACAAAGAAGAGCGTAAAACAATGCTTGAATCAGGCGTGAGTGAACTTTCTAACGAAAGTATCTTAGCTCCAGCGCAAGTATTCCAACGCGCACGTAATATCCAAAGACGTGATATGGACGCCACCACAGCCACAGCAGCTCCAAGCAACGAAGGATCATTCACGATTCAAACAAACGTTGAGGGTATCGTTGATGTGTTCTTGCCAGAGATGGTGGTCGGAAAACTGCCCATCATGAGAATGAATAACCTTCGCGGAAACGTTCAATTCCCTCAGTCTCAAACTTTGCCAGCTGCAGGCTGGAACACTGAGAACGGAACAGCCACAGAGAAAACTCCAAGATTTGCAAAGTTGAATCTTAGCCCTAAGAGATTGGCGGCTTATATTCAACTTTCAAATCAGTTGTTAACTCAATCAGAGGCTAACATCTCCCGTTTCGCAAATCGTTTCCTTGTTCAAGCTTCGGCTATTGAATTGGAGAAAGTGTTTTTGAAAGGTGGTGGTTCAAACGAGCCTTCCGGTATCCTTGCAAGCACTTCAAACTATACTTTGCTTTACGCTGGTGATGCCGCTAACAACGCGGTAAATGCTAACGGTTCACGTCTGGTTTGGGCTGACTGGGTTAAACTTGTTTCAACCCCTAAGACCTCCAACTCTCCAGATGGTCAGGCTTACGTGACTTCGCCATCCATCAAAGGACGCGCGCAGATCACCCCAAGACAATCTTCAGGCGTTGAGGGCAACTTCATCCTGCAAAATTGGAACAGCGGTGTAAACGGATACCAGGTACTTGGAACAACCAACATGCCTGACACTTATTCTAAAGGTGGTTCAACTATATTGTCTGCCATCATCTTCGGTGACTGGTCACAATCGGTTATCGCTTCATGGGGTGGAATGGAAATCGGTGTAGATCCTTATGTAAACATGAAAGAAGGTTTGACCAACGTTGTGTTAAACTCTTACATGGATTGCGGAGTTTTGAATCCTGCGGCTTTTGCGGCAATTAAAGACGCTCAGTCATACTAATGACAATTAGATTCATCAAGGACCCGACAGGGAAATATAGTCTGTGTTATAACATCGGGGAGGAAATAGACCTCCCCGATTTACAGGCTAGGGAACTGATTGAAGACGGTTACGCTATTCCTTTGGAGTTGCCAAAACCTGACAACGCAATGAGTAAAAAGAAGACTGAAAAACGTTGAACCCAGTAAAACAAATAACGCCAAGTACTTTAGAAATCGTTACGTTAACGGAGGCTAAAGCACATTTGAAGGTGACTTCAACGGATGAAGATACGCTTATTCAAAGCTATCTGAATGCGGCTGTTAGGCGTTGTGAGAATTACCGGCAATCGGTTATTATGTCTTCTGAGTGGGAAGTTTATTTGCGTCAATGGTCTGCAAACGTTAACCTTCAAAAGTACCCGGTAACAGCGATAAACAGCGTCAAGTATTACGACACAAACAACAATCAGCAAACAGTAACACCAAGCGCAACAACTTACAGGCTTTTAGATTTTAAGGTTCCGGCCCGTTTAGAGTTTGATAACACTTACTCTTTTCCAAGTCTTTACAATCGTGAATATCCGATCGTGATTAACTATCAGGCTGGCTACACTTACAGCGCATCGGCTAACTATGCGTTAATAAAAGAGGCTGTTTTCATGGAGCTAGGAACTTATAATGAGATCCGGCAGAATGAAATTTTAGGAGTTGGTTTGGCTGGCGTTCAGATTAAAAATAGTTCAATGGAATTGTTAGACGCTGAATGTTTGTGGTTATGAGACTAAAAGGAATCGACATAGCGGAACTAGATAAGAAGGTGATTATTGAACAGCCTACTTATACCCGTGATTCTTTAACTGGTGAACAACTAAAAGCTACATGGACAACTTTTGCAACTGTTTGGTCAAAGTGTGATGATGTTACACTTGAGAAGTCAGAAGCAGATCAAAACGTTGCTTTAGGTGACTCGATGTGGATGATAAGATGGGTTTCAGGATTTAATGAGACCATGAGAATAAATGACGGTGGGATTTATCATTACGTGAAGGGAATCAAGACTACTGACAGGAACGTAACAATCACTTTCAGAACAGAGAAACGGAATAACGTATAATGGCAAAGGTTGAAATAGTTGGGCTGAATGAACTTAAATACGCACTTGCAAAAGGATTGCCGTCAGACATGACGCCTTATGTATTGCGGGAGATTTCAAGAAAGCCGGCACAATCAGCGTCAAAAGTTGCCCGTGATCTTATGCCTATAGGAGAAACAGGGGCCACAGGAAGAACGATAGGAGTAAGGAAAGTAAACAACCAAAAGCAAACATTTGTTGAGGTTGGTTTTCGTGGTAGGTCGTTAGGTCACATTTATATCAGTGCCGACACGATAAGCAGAAGAGGACGCGGAACGGTAAAGGGTTTTCCGTGGCTTTTCAGAAGAACAGGCGAGGCGGTAAAAGTGAGCGGCAAAACAGAGTTGAGAAAAGATATAGGTGTATTGATTGCAAGGAGTCTTAAAAAACGCGGTTACGGATGAACGGGTATTTGGCTGTCATAGCAAAGCTGAGGGACGGCACAGCCGGGAACCTGATAGGCGGGAGCGGTGTGAATACTGCGCGCGTCTTCCCAGGTGACCCCCAGGAAAAACAGGTTTATCCGTGTATCGGTGTTGAGACTTATGACAGTGAGGCTTTTGATACGAGCACAGGAGCAGCTACTACCGATCATGATCTGGTAAAGGTGATGGTGTACGCTGACACTGACAGAGAGGCGCGGGATATTGCAGCAGCTTGCCGGACTGACTTAGATGAAGTTAGCGGAAACTTAAACGGGTTCACAGTTGAAAATATCAGGTACCTAAGATTTGATTCTTATGATTTCCATTTGACAAATCGCAGGGCAAGAGTTCACGAACAAGATTACGAAGTAAGGATAAGAGTTTAAACAAAAAAACAATGGCAACAAAAACAACGATATACGGGCGCACCTTTAACCTAAAGATTGGTTCGGTGACTATTGAAAACGGACGGGCTAAGGGGTTCACCCAGGCAAGAGATACCCGTGAGACTACCACTGCTGATAGTTCAGACAACGAGGAATCAGTAGCTACCATCATGCGCAGGAATATAACCTTCGGAGGTTTAGCGTCTGAGGGCACAACTGCAAACGCTGGGTTTATAGCTTTGCAGGGTTATTATGAATCTGGTGATCCACAGGCATGGGAACTTTCAAGAACAACAGGCGGAACGCGTAAATGGAGCGGATCGGCCACTGTTACAAAACTTGATTTTGATATGCCTTATGATGGTAGTGTGGAATTCTCACTTGAATTGAAAGTAACTGGAGTTGTAACCTTTGGCGTTTCCTAATGAAAGAAATTAAGATAGGAGGAGTAAGCAGACCTGTTAAGTACAACATAAACGCCTTGATTGAATTCGAGGAACTTACAGGTGTGGAATTAATCGGAGGTATTGATCCAAAGGCACTCACACGGCTAAAGAATATGAGGGCGCTAGCCTTCGTAGGATTAAAACATGGGTTCATGGAAACTTCGAAAGAGGCTTTACCTTTTACTATTGAAGACGTTGGAAAGTGGATAGGATTCGGTGATGGTTCGATGGATGATTTTTTCACAGCTTTCAATAATGATAGTTCCACGGATAAAACGGAAGAAGTTTCTGAAGACGCAAAAAAGTAACATGGCGGGACCTGCGAAAGATTGCGCTCGGTCGTCTTCACATGCCCGCCAGAGACTTCTATCTTCTTACATTGGCCGAGCTATTTGACGCTATCGATGGACACGCACAGGAGGAAGCACAAAAACGAGAGTGGTATCTATTCGGAGTAAGGCGTCAGATATATTTTTCGTTGGCATTGGCCGGGGATAAGACCACAAAAGAAGAGGATATTATACCTCTTGAAATGGATGAAGAAATAAGAGAGGCACGCAAAAAAATGCCGCTCACAACATTAAAAATAGATGGGGAAACTGACCAATAACGATCTTACATTAAAAGTCGGTTTTGATATTGACAAGTTCACCTCTGAACTTCAGAAGACCACAGGCGCTCTTAATAAATGGGGTGCAGGAATTACAAGTCAATTTACTAAGATTGGCGCTGGAATAGCGGCAGCATTTAGCGTTCAGGCTATTGCAGGATTTACAAAAGAAGTTATTAAAGTTACTTCTGAGTTTGAGAAGTTTGAGGCTATACTTACCAACACATTAGGAAGTAATGGAGCAGCAAAAAATAGCCTTTATGAAATTACACAACTTGCAGCCAAAACACCTTTTCAGATAGATGAAATAACGGCCGCTTATGTAAGATGGTCTAACATGGGGTTATCGCCAACCATGAAGAACATGAATCAGATTGGTGATGTTGCAAGTGCTTTAGGTGCCGGATTTGAACAGACTGCAGAAGCATTCAAAGATTTAATGGTAGGCCAAACCAAGCGTATAGAGGAAGTAGGTATTTCAGCAACACAGGCGAACGGTAAAATTCAACTAAGTTTTAAGGGTGTTAATCTTGAAATTGAAAAAACAGCTTCAGGAGTACAAAAAGCATTAGAGGTATTTTCATCTTTGGGTGGCGTGCAAGGAACTTCCGCGGTTATTGCTGAAACTTTAGGAGGTAAGATTTCTAACCTGGAAGACAAGTGGACGATATTTTTAAAGACATTAGGAGAAGGAAATAATGGCGCTTTGGGTGGCGCTGTTTCTTTGCTTGATAAAGCATTAGCAATAGCAACTGATTTAGTAAAGACAACAGAGCAAACAAAAGGGGAAAACGTAATGGCTCAATCAGGAGCCGTCTTAGATAAATATAAAACACTAGATGAAAACGGAAGATTAGAATTAAGGAATAAGATTTACGCTAAAATGTTGCAATTACAGATGGATATTGCACATGCCGAAAAAAACGCGCATACAGCTTCTATTCCTAAATATAATCAAGACGTTGAGAGTCTTAAAATAGCGATAGCCTCTATCGAGCTAATCAGGTCCTACAATGTTGAATTATCAAAGCAAGCTAAAATAGAGGATAGTGTAGTTGAGAAAAAACAAAAGGCATTAAAGGTCGATAAAGATTGGGGTTGGAAATCTCTTGCTGGGTGGCAATCAACTCAAAACCTACCATCAAAAATGGGTTCAGTTGCAAAACCAGAACTTTCAAATATTGGCGCATGGCTTACAGGAATGAGGGATGCCAGCAAAGCACTGGAAGAAAAGGCAGCGGCAGAAGATGCAGCAGCAACAGCAGCGCAAAATCATGCGGATATAATGGCCATCCAAACTCAGGCAATTGCTAATTTAGCAATGTCATTCGGTGAAGGTTTTGGTTATATGATGAGTGGCGCAGAAAGTTTTGCTGTTTCGATGCGTAAGATGGCAAACCAAGTAGTTAATGAATTGTTTAGAGTTGCTGAGATGGCTATCGTAACTAAAAACGTTTTAGCTCTTGGACCTGGTGGATTGATCGCGGCAGCGGCTGGACTTGCTGCACTTCATGGGTTAGTTAGCGGGATACTTTCAAAAGGAGGCGGATCATCGGGCGGAGGCGCTAGCTATTCCAGTGGGCAACAATATTCAGGACGCGCAGCAGATCAGGGGCAAAGAGTTGAGGTGGTATTCGCTGGTGATGCTGGTAAAGTACTCACCACTATTGTAGATAATCAAAGAAGAATTAACGGCAGAACTAAAGCATAATGCCAACAGTAAGAGGAGGCGGAACGCCAAGCGGAACAAGAGTAATAACTCCAGTAAGCGGTAACCTAACCACTACGGGAGGAACTGGATCATTTGAAACCGTGGCCTCTGGATGGGGGATAGGATTAACCGATCCGCATACAGTTTCCAGAAGCTCAACACAGAAAAAAGACGGAACTTACTCGGCTAAAGTTCAACCTGTAAGCACTTACTTTTTTGATCAGATTCTGAATGTTTCCGAGCATCCTATTTACAGTTACGGATATTTTAAAGCTACGTGTTGGATTTATATACCTTCGACTACTCCGTGGGTGACAGGTGGAAATCCTTTCTATTATCTCACCCGTTCAGGTGGAGGAACTAGCGTTATTGACGTTGGTGGAGTTTGGCAAAGCGCGGCCTTAGATACGTGGGTTCAACTTTCACTTTTATATCAGTCATCGGTGGACACTTCAGAGACTTGCACAGTTAGTTTATTTGTTCAGGATGCAGGAAGTGGTGGAGGTGGGGTAGGGGTTCCAGTGGCCGATGGCGGGGTTATCAATACGACTAACGGGATAATCTATGTCGATCAGGTTGAGGTTTATAAAGTTGATGTTCAATATGTGAATTATCAATTTGCTAACGTAATAACAGCAGCAAGCGGGCCAACTGCCAACGATGGAGTTATACAGATTAACGTTTCCCCGGCAGGAGCTTATCAATATTCGATTGATAATGGGGTAAGTTATTCAGGTAGTAATTCATTCAGCTCACTTTACCCAGGAGCTTATAATATCGTTGTGAATGATGGTGGAGGGAACTATCTAAGAACTTCTATAACCGTAGGAGTGATTGGCGCGCGCTACACGATTCAAACAGCTTTAACAAATGAAGATCCGGAAGGTTCAGCAAATGGAACGATCACCCTAACAGTAGGACCACAGTCAGACGGAAGCGCGGCAGTTGGTTCACCTTTTACCTACCAGATTATTTCAGTTTTTGGATCGACTACAAACGGAACGGGAATATTCACAGGGCTTGCAAAAGGACTTTATACGTGCTATATTTTTGACACTTACGGCAACTCAAACGCTGTTAATTTATACGTTGACTCAGTGGCCGCTCCGCCAAAGTGCGGAATACTTTTCGATCAGTCTAAAATTTTCATAACAGAAGCGAGTTCGATTGTAACGGCAGACGGAGCAATCCAAGTAAACTCTTACGATTCTATTGTAGGCGGTACAGTATACTATAATCTGGGTGCTGACTTTACCGTTCCAAGTTCAAACACTACCGGAACTTTTACTGGATTACTTCCAGGAACTTACACGGTTTACGCTAGAACCACAGCGGCATGCGGTGCTAATCTTACGGTAGTTGTTGGATATGCGGAGACTTACGGGCCTTTGTATCGTTTAGACTTCGATCAAATTAGAGTTGATTCATTCTATGATAAATCTGGATTTCAACCTTCATATGGGGCAAACAATCAATTCAGATTTGAGATTCAGCAACGCGATTACGCGGGCGCTGTTTCAATAATTAAAGGTGATGGCGAAGATCCTATTCAGTATTCTTGGAGAGGTGAGGGAACAGAAAACCCATTCGATTTGAAGTTAGTTTCTTTGGATATTCAGGTAAATTTACTTGCTGAAACTAATGAACAATTTTCGGAACTATTCACGCAAGACGAAACACTTTACAAAGGAGTTCTTTATATCTACAATGTTTACACGAGCGCTTATGAAATAATCGTGCAAGGTTTTGGAACTTCAATGCTGTTCGATCAACAGTACAGCACATCAACGAATTATCCGGTAGGGTTTAGGGTTACCGATAGACTTGCTGATCTCTCAGGAATAACTTGGAGTGACTTTGACGGCAACGAACCAACAGGAAGGATATCAGTTTTAGCGGCTATCTTGTATTGCCTTTCAAAGACTAACTTAAAAATGGATTTGAGGGACAAGGTAAATACATATGCGCCAGGAATGTCCATCACTTACTCGGACGGTTCACTTATTCAGAGATTCATAGATACTAGGGTTTACCAAAACTCAGACGGAACTTTTAAAACATGCCGTGAGGTGTTGGACGGACTCCTTACAGGCCTTTCACTTTATCAGGCGGATGGGGTTTGGAATGTGGAAACAGTTAGCGAGAAATGCACCTCTAACACTCCTTACCAACAATACGACTATAAAGGAAACTTTGTAAGTAGTAATGTTGAACAGAACAAAATGTTAATCAGGAGGGCCACAGCGCAAAGCCCTAAACTAACGTTTTCGGATTACTCGGTAACTAAGAAAGTAGCAGAGACTTACGGTAAAGTAAAGGTTACTTACGATCTTGGAATTGAGGCAGAAAATAACCTTTTGACTTACGGAAAGTTTGAGGCTGTTGATCTTGTTAACGGGCAAATAAAAGGATGGGCGGTTGACTTTGCGGATCCTATTGAATTGGTTTTAGAGAAGTCCCCAGCGCGCGAGATTTCAGATACTTGTCTATCAATTCGCTTTGATCCGTACACGGCTTCTGACCCCGTTACTCTTTCAGCTGATAACGTTGCAATGTTCGGAACGAACGGAACAAACTACCGTTTGAAACTTTCTTTTGATGTTTATACTCGTCCTGTTTACACAAATACTTATATATTTCTTGACTATCGGTTGAGATTGGTTAGCAATACAGTGGGCGATGATTTCTATCTTCAGCATGCGCCAGATTTCAATTCTGGTTTACCTGGGTTTCTAGCTGACACGTCTTCATTGATGACGGATGGATGGATTAGGTTATACATAGATCAGCACTTGCAATGGAAAACAGTTTCAATCGAAACGCTGGTTAATATCGTGGCAGTTGGTCAGGACTTGGACGGAATACTTCAGCTCGATTTAAGAATAGACGGGAATCCTATTGCTGATTGTGCTGATTTTGCTACACTTAGGGCGGTAGCATCCACAAACTACCATATTAGGAACATTGATAATAGACGAAGGGTAACTAGTGGAGGATTCACAAATTTCTATACTTTACAGCCCGGCACAGAAGCTGAGTCTTTGCCTGATGTTGTCCGTCCTACTGACTTTACAGATCACGTTTGGAAACTTGACAAGATAGTAGACTCAGACGGAGTTTTGGAACTTTGGGCACAACACGTTCTAATTGACAATGTGAAAGTCGAATACTTACCACAGGAAATCGATCCTATTACTTCGATCGTAAAAGAGGAAGTTATTAACGAAAACATAAGCACTACTTTAGAAGTAAGTGTAAAACACGGGGATATTTATTACTCATCTAGTTTGATTCTCACCGATGAGATTGACCCGAACTATGAAAAGTTAATGCTTAATTACTATACCCTTGCAAATGGTTCGGCTACTTATGGGGGATGGTTTAGGCGTAACGTAATCGAGAGTAAATTCTATCATGAGCTGATCTCGAAAATGGTAAGGAGTCAGTTTTCTATTCCACGGTGGAAACTAGTCGGATCATTTAGCAGCTTTGAACAATTGCCTAGCTATGCAAATATTTTCCATGAATTAAGAAGCGGAAGGGTGTTTATGCCTTTGGCTTTGACGGTCCACCCACGGCAGGCAATGACGGAATTTGAGTTGAGGGAAAGCGTTAAGGGTGTAGTAATAGATGATGTCGGAACGCCTGACATTCCGCCTATTGAACCGGTAGATACACCTGAAAGTAATTTTCAGGAACACAGCGATCAACATTCTGACCAACATGATTAAAAAATAATTATATTTGTTATATAGATTATGAGCCAATTAAGCAAAGCAAATTTCTGGACAGCTATACAAGCTCTTTATAGCGATGCATTAGCAAGCAAAGCCACAACAAGAGCTAATCACAGGACTGCGCATGAAGATGTCAAGGATAGTGCAATGTTCATAGATGACAACTTCATCGATGAGGACGACATGGCAAGTGATAGCGCAACAAAGGCGCCAAGCCAGCAAAGCGTAAAAGCATTCGTAAATTCTCAAGTAGTCCCAGAATACTATGTTGCATCTGTTTTTAATACTACCGCTTGGTCTGGTGGAAATAATTCAATTTATGGATCGTATTATTTAGGCTTAATTAGCAACAATAAAACATTTCAAGTTGAATTGACAATTGAACTTATACAAGATTCAGCTACAGCAGGAGCAACTGGAGTATCATCAAAAATAATATCATCATTTAGAAAAAATAACTCTGGTACAATAGTTCAGATTGGCTCTACAACAGCATTATTTACTCACAATGATACTGGTGAAACAATTTCAGCCAATACTTTAACTTATTCCACTAATATACAGTGGACGTTCACTATAACGGGCTCTAAAACGTATACCGCTAAAACTTATACTAAGGTTACTTTATTTTAAAACTATGAGCGTAACACTTTCAAAAAACTATGGCAAAGAAAAATAAAGCAAAAAAATGCAAGTGTAAAGACGGCAAGAAATGCCCTAAGTGTTTTCATTTTGGAAGCTACTATTTTGCTGGACACGCTACCAAAAAACAGTTAAAGATGTTCTGTGATATGATGGCAGAAGGAATGAACGTTTATCATTTATCTGGCAAGCCTGGCGGCTGCCCTCCTGGAGGATGTCACTAAGAGCGTTAATTCAGTTCTTAGTTATATTGTCTGGGGTAGCCTTCGAGATGGTGAGAACGGGTCAGGGTTTAGTTACTCCGTTTGTTTTGCATTCTCAGGAGGAGTGGTTTAGGTCTTATGTTTATTATTTTATTGAACACATCAAATTTATTACTATCTGTTTGATGATGTGGATGGGAGCGAGAGCGGACGATTTTAAAACGGATAGTGTTTTTGTGATGTTGGCAGTGGCTGATTTTATTGATTACATTTTATACGGTAATAACGTTTGGATTTCGATTACAGTGATACCGCACGAAAATGGATTTGGTTTAATACTTCCTATATCTATGAACGTGTTTAGTTTGATCCTTTTCGGACTTTTCGCGCATAGAGAATGGAAAATGAATGGTTAGCATGTTTAATAACAGTTTGTATTTTTATAGTAATGATAGCTTTAACTTATGTCACTAAAAAACAACGTGAACGAATCAGGCAAATAGAAGGGGAGCGTGAAGAGTTTAAAGGATTGATTGTAGTTTTAAAAAACTTAATTAAATGGAAATAACAGTTACCCAAATACTAATAGGAATTGTAATAACTCTTTTTGCCGCGTGGGTTATTTGGGTTAGTGACTCAGCCGTTGAGAATAGGAACAGTATAACAGCATTAAAAGAATCAGACAAGGCGGTAATTCATGATCTATCACAGATCACCGATCAGATTACTACAATGGGCGATAAATTGACAAGTGAGTTTAAGGAATTTAAAATAGAAGTCAGGGGAGACATTACACAAATGAGTAACGTTTTGAACTTGTTTACCAAAACAGAGACGGACGTTCTGAAGGAAATTTTAAAGGAAAGGAAATGAAGTTTATCCTACAAAGATTATTTGACAACGGCCACTACACTTTGGGATTCTGTGAGAACGAGGAAAAAACATTCCATTCGTTCAGTTGTGAGGATACTTTTAGGGCGGTCAAAGTAAAAGGTGAGACACGCATTCCGGCAGGGTTCTATGAGTTGAAGATCAATAAAGCAGATACACCACTAACTATAAAACATCGGGCAGCTTACGGTGAATGGTTTAAATACCATATCGAAGTGACAGGAATAGCAAACTTTCAAGGCGTTTATGTTCACGCTGGAAATGACGAAAGTCATACGGAGGGATGCCTTTTGTTAGGTTACGCTTACGATCTTACACTTAGTGAGAAAGTACAAGGTAAAAGCATTTTAGCGATCAAAGACTTTTATGCTATTGCCTACCCATTACTGGAATCAGGAAGTAAAGTATTTATTGAAATAAAAGATAATTAACATGGGCTTAAACCTTAAATCAATATTTAGTGCTGGAGCTGAGAAATTAGCCAGTGCCGTTGGCGATGCTTTTGATAAGAACTTCACTAACAAGGAAGAAAAGGAAGCGGCTAAACTTGCAATGATTCAGGAGATCAATAGAAACTTTGAAACGCTTTCAGCTCAAGCAAATGATTTAGAAAAGGCTTATATAGCAGACGTTCAGGACGCAAGAAATGCGAATGTAAAGATTCAGGAAAGCGATAAGGCTTCATGGTTAGCTAAAAACATAGCTTACCTTTTGGATATTTGGATGGGCTTAATCTGGGGGTTATTTACTATGTATGTCTTATCCCTATGGGCTAAGATTTCAAATAGTGCAAATGTTGATTTTACCGGAATATTATCTTTATACACCACTGTAACAGCAGTATTTATGATTACAGTAAATTTTCACAGAGGTACAAGTCAAGGATCACACGATAAGCAGAAATTAATTGATAGGCTACAAAGACATTAAGAAATTATGGACGTTAAAAAATCATATTGGTGGATGAGCGGAGCGTCTACCGTTTCAGCGTTTGTAGATGTTTGGGGATGGTGGAGAGCTGATACATATTCTGGATCATCGCCTAATATAGTACTGACAGATAAGTCCACCAACGGACGAAACATGACACAGGCTGCTGGGACTCTAACACCCGGAACGGCTGCTAATGGTCAGGCTCAATTTACAGGCGGGGCAACGGCAAGACTCACAACATCGGGGTCATTGGAAAGTTGGCCATGCACGATCATAACTATCGCCAAGCGGGCTAACAATGCTACTTGCGGTTTTTTTGGACATACAGGAGCTAGTCCTTTTTCTACTCTTTGGAGTGGGTTTGAGGCTAGTAACGCAAATTATATCTATAATAATAACGGAACGGTAAACACAACAGCAGAAGCTGGAACTACGGCTTGTTATGTTGCCAGGGTTGGGTACGGATCAAGGACTGCAATACTTAATGGATTGATTCTTCCGGTAATGACTTTAGCAAACGTGGCGAGGTCATCAGCCATAACCGCATCACTCGGAACGCAATACAGGGGGCTGAATTGTGACTGGCAGGAGACGCTTGTTTGGAACAGGACTTTGACCTTATCCGAACTTGATGAGGTTCATACATACATAAATACAAGATATGGTATGTCTATACCTTTATGGAGTAGTTATACTTCAACTCCGGTCGTATGGATGGGTGGGCAATCAAACTCATCCGGTCGTGGAGATCGTGGAGCTAGTGATGTGAATATACCTGCAAAATATAAAGCTGTTCTTACAGGTGTTAATGTTTGGTTTGGTGTTCCGGCTTCAGAGATTGGGACAGCATTTTCAACATTAAGCATTGCAAGTAATAATCAAATGCTTGGAGATTCGGCACAAGCCACCACATACATTGGACATGAACTGTCAATGATGAAAGACTATCTTGATAGAGTTGGTGGGACGGTTTATCTATCCAAATATTCAAGAGGATCAACATTTTTGAATTACGATGCATCCACTACGGATTTTTGGCATCCCATAGACGGTGGGTTAGCGCATAATAATGCTCACAGAATGTATGCTCAATCAATGCTTAACTGGTGGAAGGCTTTACAGGTACACCAGGCTGCAAATAGAATACCATCTATAAAAGGTTTGGTATGGTATCAAGGAGAACAGGATGCAACAGTTCAGGCGTATTCAGATGTTTATAGCGCAGCTGGTGTTGCTTTCTTTAATCAACTTGAACCAGAACTTGGCTATAAAGTTAACACACTGAAAAAAATAATAATGCGGCTTAATGCAAGCTGTACATCAACATACACATCTACAGTAAGAACACAACAAGCAACACTTGTATCTACGTTGCAAAACGCAACTATGGTTGACACTGATTCTTATGGTTTGAGGGGTGGTGATGTTGTGCATTTGAGTTATCAGGGGCAATTAGATTTAGGAACTTATTTGGCTAGTCAACTCTAAAACGGCATTTAAAAAGGTAAATTATTATCCTCTTTCTTTGATTGGGTGTAGTCAACCAAAAGCCACTCGCTGAAGCTTAATCCTGTTTTTGAGTCAAGCCATTTACAGTACATTTTGCAAAGTACTTTCTCAGCCCGTCTACTTGTGCGCTCATTTAAGCGCTTCAACGAAGGTATTGTATCCATCTTCTTCATCATCACAACGAAAAATTAAACCATCCATTTCAAAAGTACGGGCACCAATCCAATCTTTGCCTTTCTTTTCTGCCAGGTAGGCGCGAATCTTTTCCTCTCTAGGATCTTTAGGTTTTGGTTTATAGGCTACCGAAAGGCTCTTTGGTTTTGTTTCCAGTCCGGCTAAACGTGCGGCATCTTCAGCTTTTATTTTAGCCATCTCTAAATCCACGTTGGTAGGTTTAGGATTGTCTAAAAGGCTCATTTGCCATTCACGCACTAGCTTTTCTGTTTCTGGTTTCAGGGGTTCAAAGATCACGGGTTCGTCCTGTAATTTGGCCGGATTCAAATAAGGCCCTTTAAAGGCGTTTAGCCACTTCCAAATTGTCCGGCTATTCAAAGCCTCATAGGACTGGTCCTGAATCATCTGAGAGGCTATAATCTTCTTTTGGGCCTCTTCTGGGATGTAGTCGAACTCTTTACAGGCGGAAAGCATGCCGTTAATCAAAACGTTTTTCTTTCGTTCACCGTCTTCCAAGTCGCTTTGTAGGAAGTAAAGCTGCCTGATTCCGGTTAGGCTTTCTAGGTCTTTTAGGCATTGGATTAGGAAGTCTTTCATTGCTCTACTTGTTTACAAATTTTACAAATTAGAGCATTAACAGAGTAACCAAAGTCATGATTACAATTTAATATTCTCATTTTTTCATTAATAGCATCGGCAACGAATTGACCTATCTCATCTTGATAGGTTGTAGCTGAATCAATATCAATTGTTTTATCTGGACGTTGGAAGAAGTATTGAAGCCTTCCCCATCCGCGCAACTCACCTAGCATTTGGACGCCTCCGTTTGGTTGTACTATAAAGAAGTATTGACCTTCTCTATCATAAGTAACTTTCCCATTAATGAAGTCTTTTATAGTTGGTTGTTTCATAATTCAAATGCTTTTTTACGTGGTGTTAACATTTTATCGGGCCGTTTATTCAAATTTGCTAAGTAATGCTTTTTGAAACTGTTCTTTACGTGCATTCCTCCGGCAAAGTCTTCTCCTAAGTGTTGATTGAACCAACTATCTACCATTGGTTTCCATGCTATATTTCCGTTTTCTGATTGTGTTCCGTTTAGCTGGACTTCGTAATATTCCAGAATAGGTAAAGGATTTAAAATTCTTTGATTTTCAACAATTATAAATCTATCATTTACATTAACAGTATCATTAACAGTATCATTTACAGTTACATTAACATTTACATTATCATTAACAGCCATTTTTGCCATACCTGAAATGCGTTTGCCATCGTCTGCTATCTTGTGCCATCTTGCTTCTGCTCCTGCCTTTCCTGCTATACTCCTATTTTCCTTTATTTCGGCCCATTGTTTTAAATCCCTTTTCAACTGTTGTTTTATTGGTTCAAAGGCTAATTCTGTAATGAAGTCATCAGTTACTGGGTCTTCATCGTTTACGTATGCAATGATATGTTTTATAAGTTTACCTGCCTGCTCATTATTCAGCTTATCCCAAACTCCCTTTTGGTCGCAGTAAAGAATGAATGACTTTTTATTCTCAGCCATTACGTAATCCCTCCATGACAAAGAATTTAATTAACTGATTAGCCTTCCATCCTTTTATATTAACTTCAGGCTGACTACTGAAATATCTATCTAAAAAATAAGAATCATTAGGCAGCCAAATTTCTATTTTAGGAATTTTAACTCCTTCAATTATTTGTTTTTGTAAAGTGATTCGAGTTGCCTTTCCATTGTCATAAATGCCACTTTTAAGAATCTTAAAAACGACATGTGAATCAGGATTAAATCTTGGTATCTTAAATGATTTAGCCATAAAGAAACACCCCTACGCAGTCAATGGCGAAACCGTACAAGCTGGAGCCTGAAAGGACATTGAATGTTTCGGGGATTTCTTTTGAGATCATTTTTTAACGGTTTCGCATTACAAATTTACAAAAACCCCCACTAAAAGCAATAGCCTAGCAAAAAATGACGGGGGTGAAAAAGTTACTTAGTTTGTTCAATTGCTTTAAAAATCTGATAAGCTACTTGTGGCACGATTGCGTTTCCGTAGGCTTTGATGGATTCTTTTGCAAATTCTGAAAAGGTAATAATGTCCAGTGTTTTGGAAAACCCATCATTTGCTCTACGAACAGGGGATTCAGTGGGCCATCCACCATCATTGAAAGTTCTATACTTTTTCCAATCTCCATCCTTCTCTGAATTGCTTTGTCTTTCGGCCCACCTCTGTCTCTGTTGTCCGCAGCGCATGGAGTCGGCAGCATTTGTGTTGCTATTCTTCTCATTATTCTGCCGCCTTTGTCCAATCGTTTCAAACTTTCCCAATTTGTATTGTAATCGTGTATTTCTCCAGCTGTCGGAGTAGGCAACAAACCATACTCTATCCCTTCTGTGTGGAGCGTTAACGGCACAAGCTGGAAGTAAAAACGGTGTGACTTCGTAGCCTTGAGCTTCCAGGTCAGCCTGCACTTCATCGAATACCACCCCTCCATTCCAATTAGTGAGGCCGCGAACGTTCTCGCCCACAACCCAGGACGGCTGAATTTCTCGTACTGCTCTAAGCATTTCCGGCCATAGGTGGCGGTCATCTTCTTTTCCAAGTCGTTTTCCTGCTGCTGAATATGGTTGGCAAGGGAATCCCCCTGTAAGGATGTCGATGGTTCCTCTGTGAATAGTGAAGTCTGTTTTTGTGATGTCATTGTAACTTATTGCATTAGGCCAGTAATATTTTAAAACTCGTTGCCCAAAAGGATTCCATTCGCAATGGAATTTATTTTCCCATCCCATCCACTCAGCCGCTAAATCGAAACCACCAATTCCTGAGAATAAAGATCCGTGATTCACTTAGCTAACATTAAATGTTTGAACTTGTTCTTATGGTAGTATTCTCTCCCAGCTTTTAGCCTGGCTTCTGTATTGATGTTTGTGGGCCACAGATAGGCGATTTAAGGTGAGTAACTCCGTTCACCTGATAAGCTATGCGTCCTTTAATTCGAACCCTGACGCATCCACAGGCGCACTTTTCGTCTTTCCATAGGTGTGTTTTCATAAGTCTTTTATTTCATCGTTGCTATACCAATTATTCGAAATGAATCTTCGTGTTCCGTCTTGATATGTGATACGAACCCCAGCTTTGTCAGTATTGTGTTTTAGATATTTTCCGTATTTACCCATAACCATGACGATTGAATAAGCCGGAACATACTCAAACTTTATCCCGTTTCGAATTGTCCTTATCATTGGTTTGTCTTTTAAGCTCCTTTGTCATCTCTTTAACTTTCTCACCTAGTAGGGCGTATTCAGCCCACTTGGTTCTATCATGCTTCATTAAACGCATTCGGGTTTTTAGGTCCGAGCGTTGGCGATATAAATCTTGGTAGGTCATAGTTTTAAAAATTAAGGCGGTGCGCGAAGCCGCCAAAGCCCACCAACACCGTGTATATGCCATTGAAAGCGCGGGAGAGTTTAGTTCTTCGTAGCATCGTTCAGTGAGGTTTTTGAATTTAAAATAACCCCGCCAGCCAGTGGACGAATAAAGATTTTGTTAGGTGAAAGTTTAAAGTAATCAAATTTGTTCTTTGCCTTGCTTATGTATTGTCTGGTTATTCCTTTTTGCTCACAATAATCCTTCACCAAAAAGTAACCTACATTTCTGGGGTCAATTCTAAAAACGTGTTTCCCGCCCCGCGTCCATTCATAGTACCAACACATTTCAAATAATTGATTCCCAAGCAAGGCATTTACCAGACTTTCATTACCGGACCACCCGCCAGTTATTAAGGTCCATTGTAGAAAATCCTTTTTTAAAATCTTGTCCTTTATAACTTCCCGCTTAATGAAGTCATGGTAAGTCCATCGCTCTTCAACAAATTGGAGTAGTGTTGGGAAGTCTTTCACATCCCATTTACGAATCATTCGTAACTCTTTTTCTTCTGGGTAACCTTCTGAATCCATCGCTCTGTTATTTTAAATTCAAAAACTGTTCTTCGTAGTTAAGTTTGTGTTCGCGCTTTCAACGTCATATACACTTGATACATTATAAACAATAGCCGAATCCGGCAGCAAAAGCACCCCAAAAAAAACGCTCAAATCCTGCCCGCTGTGCTTTTAACCCACGCTTCATTCGTCTACTGTTTATAACGCTGTGTATGTGCCAGGCTCGTGTGACGCTTCGTAGATAGTGTGTGCAATTCATTTTTAATTGCCTCCATCGCGCGGTGGAGAGTCAAATTCATGTTCAGTGACAATGGTATTTCTTATTCCTAGTTTTATTTTATAGGTCATAGCTCGGCCTTCTGTTTCAAATCTCATTGCCTTTAGTGGATCATTAGTCCATTGCTCTTTATAATCTTTAAGGCATACATACCATTGTCGCGTCTCATTGTGTTCAATAAAGAATATTCCCTTTTTGTTGAAAATTCTTTCCAGTGCTTCTATTGCTGCATCATCATCACGGTTAAAAAAGTTACTTTCTGTCATAGTCCCAGCCCTTCGGCAATTAAAAATGAATGATAGTTTTATATTCCATAGTTACGTTAATCATACTACACGCCCGATCACATACACTTGATACCATTATGTGCAATATTGCTCCTCAATAAAAGCCTTCCGCACGGAGGCACGCACAAGCCCACCCGCACGGCTTTTCCCAACGCTCCCGCAATACAGCACATAACACCGTGTATATGCTATAAAAAAGGCCGGATAGTTTAGTGCTTCGTTCATAGTTCAGTGGAAGTTTTTGAATTTAAAATAACCCCACCGCGCGGAGTGACAGAGATGTCTATATAGTATTGAGGGTCTTCTAAAAATTCAGGTTTTTCGTGTAGACCTGTTCCCGTGTTCATATATCCGCCACGGTTTAATTGAATCACGTATGAATTTCTTCCTCCTGGCAAAACACTGTTTAGAAAAATTGATTTACTATCAGATGTCCAGCCGTTCATGTATTGGCTCATTGCGTTAATCATTTCCATCTCATCCTTGGGGTTATCAACCCACGGAATAGCAATAAGGTCAAGGTCTCTATTCATGCTACCGTGGACAACAAGGTTATAACCGTGTTCCTTGGCTATTTCTTTTAACGCTTCGAAATAGTACGCATAAACATTAGGTTTTGCGTGTAGTGGTTTCTTATAAGGTACTCCAATAATTGCCATCGCTCTGTTATTTTAAATTCAAAAACCGTGTTTCAATCTTAGTTCAGTGTGGCCTTTTTTACAGCATATACACTTGATACATTATGTGCAATATTGCTCCCACTCACTTAACAAACAATTTAAGTATCGCTACGAATATCGCCACCCCCACAAGGCAGCCAATTACAATCGAAGGGACTACAAGATAAAGGAAGTCTTCACGATGTTGTTTATTTATGAAGCACTTTGTAGGCTTTACAAAGTCTCCAAGTTTTAAGTTAGGCTCTTTCATATCGGTTTAGTTTGAGTTTCGCTTGACCAAGTTAGTAACCCTGACCTCCATATTTCCACGGCTCCCTATTTGCCGCTTATCGTTTGCTTGTTACGCCTGATTTGTGCGCGTTCAAGTTCTTGTTCCGGTATGCCTTTCAAATAGCGATGGATACGCGAAAGGTCATTAGATGAGTGCCTGATTCTTGCCTTCATAGCTTTATTTTTTAACAAAGTATTCAAGATATTTTTTACCTTTAACTCGTTGCCTATCTGGGATGAGTTTATACTCCCTTGCAACGTCTGAGATTCTACTTCTTAAATCTGCAATACCCCAGCGTTGGAAAGCTATCACCCTGTTTACCTTCACTCCCTGGCGAAGTATGTGGTACAGTAAGTCTACTTGGTTGTCAAATGTCATCTTAGTAAATTTAAAAGTTTCCTCTTTTCAGTGAAAGCTATTTGAAGTTTTTTAATCAGTGCGTTTTGATCCTCGTCATTTGAAGGAATGATTAAGTGCGTCATCTTGTGTTTATATTCAATCATTCGTGGATCGTACGTTACAAAGTGGCAAACCATCTTTGAAGCGAATAACATGTTAGCTTGACATTGCCAATAGTATTCCCTAAAATCTCTTTTTAGATCGTGCCAATCAGTGAGCATTAAGTATTGAAGTTGCTTTGCTGAATCGTAAGGACATTTGATTTCTAGTATCTCATTTTCACCTATCTCCCTGTCTGGAGATCCTCCGGCCTCGTCTGAGTAAGGATAAAAACCTACCACGCTAGTTTCTAAGCCAGTCATTTTTTCAAAGAACTCCACGGCCTCCGGTTCTTTTTCAATGCCCCAAACTAAAGGGAAAGCGTATCCCTGTTGCTTGGCTTGTCCGGTCATTACCTCAGCTACCTTTTCACTAACGTAAGTCATAGCGGTTTCAGAAAGTTTTCCCGCTTCTTGGTCCGCTTTTGTCTTAGGTTCTACCATTATCTTCCAAATCTCAGATGAGGTAAAGCGACCTAAACGGATTTGATACCATTCAGGAGTATTTTGATCAATGAATGAAAGTGCCTTGCTTTCGTCATTAAGGTTATCTAAGAAGCTCATTTGCCTTTACTGTTTAGTTCTACAAGTACCTTTCCTATTTCCTTAATTGCCTTGACATACACCTTACCAGTGCGTTCAGTCTTCCAGTTATCAGGATGCCACTTGCTAAGGCTTGCATCTTTTTGAATCACTTGGTCATAAATTGACATGTAATCTTTGTGGAGCTTGTCAATATCTAAATCAGGCATGCGTCCGTCAATGTCAGAATCAGCCGTAGATAAACCTAGCGCGCCTATTAGGGTATAACGCTTCAAGTATTCAATCGCGCTTCCACGGGCCTGTATTGCGTTTTTGGAGCCGCTTGCATCTGGCGGTGATGTCATGGTCGTTTGCTCCGTGTGACCATCAACATGGGAGATCAAACAAGTTACTTTCAATTCATTAGGATTATCCTGAATTTCCCATCGGTATGATAAGCCAGCATCTTTTAAAGTCTTTCCTATTTGGCGGCAAATGTCAGCAAGTGGAGCAAAACTGTATTTTGTTTGCCCAAAGTTAACCTCCTTAGTTTTTCTAAGGTCAGGGCATTTGCTTTGAAACTCCGTGAAGGCCTCAAAGAAAAGTTTACGGGCTTGTCCAGCCTGATAGCGTTCCTGTAGGTCCATCAGTTTACTAAGGCTCTCAACGTCTAAGCCTTTTTCTATTGCCTGGCTAAGAAGGTTTGCGGGTGTTGTGTCTATTCTTTCTAAGGTTTCCATATTTTTAATAGTCGGTTACGTGTCTTTCCCAAGCTGCCTCTCGGTCGTTATCTTCGAGCTGGTTTATTACTTTTCTGACCTCATCCCAGCTACCATACCAAAACTCCATTTCTTTAAGTTCTGATTCATATTCCTTGTTGATTGAATCTATTTCTTCCTTTGTCATATTACACGGCTTTAAGTTTTCTTTGTTCTTCTACCCACTCACCCCAATTCTTTAAAAAGTCTGTTTTGTCATAATCAATATTTTGAAGTATGAACATTTGAGAATCGAGTAATGCTTTCCGGTAACCAAAGTTTTCAACCTGTTCCTCATAATTAGGAGTAGGCTTTTCAAAGTGCTTTGATTCTGACTTAGTGAAGTCTCTTGTGATGGCCTTAACGTCTATTTGTTTCATGGTTTTGGGGTTTAAAATAAAGGAGTATCTTTTTTAATATCTTCAGCTTCGCACAATAAAAGGTATTTTATCAATTCATCTAGTGAATTATATCCTATAATTTGAAAAGTCCAGGCCTTTTTTACCCAAACTTTTCCAATCCATGACGGCTCAAGCCTTTGAAGTTGGTAGGATTTACCAAGCTCCACAAAATGAAATCCAAATTCAATTCTAGTTTCTGGGTCTATCTGGTAGATTCGATATTCTAACCATAAAACGTTTTCAATTCTTACTTTATTCATAGCTTTAAAATATTGGTGCTTCGTACTCGTCTAACTTTCCTTCTTCTTCTATTATCGCCTCTTTCACGTCATACGCTAAGTCTGAGTAGTTCAGGTCAGGACGGATAACATCGGTTACAATTACCTTTTTGTGTCCGTTGTATTCGTAAAGGAGATAGTGAATTGTAACTTCAACTATAATGTCACCATAAGTTACATCTTCATCAGGTGGAGCAATCCAAACCTCAGCTTTAATTTCTTTGGCTGTTGGCTCTATACTGGGTTGGGCGTATCTCGGATCGTTCATATATTTTTCTGTTTTCGTTGAGTCAAAAGTAATACCCGTAGTAATACTATCCTAATGTTTTGTTGAAAATGTTTTCAATTAATTTCCTTGTTTGGTAATACCCAAAGAAATACCTTTACGCACATGGGAAAGACAATCACATTCAAAGCCAGCGACCAATTTGCGGAACATATTGGTAAACAGGCAGTTAAAAAAGGTCTTAAAGTAGGCACATTTATTAAGGCCGTTTTGAAGAAACATACCAATTTTAAAGAAAAGGATTTAGTATGACCTACACTAACCCCCATATCGAACTCAGAGAAGACGGTAAGTTCTATCTGATTGAAATGCCAGTAAGAATGACCTCCGACCCTAGGACTGCTTTTGAATTATGGAAAGCCCAAGCCCTCAAAGACGCAGTAGAGATTAAGGAACGTGCTCTGGCGATTAGTTTTATAAACCTACAGCACAAACTTTACCAACATCAGATAAAAATTAACCGCCCTTACAAAGTAGACCTTTCAGGCTACGATGTAAATATTGAGGGTAGACCAAAAGATCACGGAAGGCTAAACATGACCTCTTTTCAAAACTACGCTATCATCACCCCAAAAGCTATGAAACCAGCAAGAGAGCATACAAGCGAGACAATTAAAAGAGTTTTAGATTCAATCACTCCACAGGAACAGGAGGCAACAAACAAAGCAATGATTGAAAAACTTAAAAAAGCGGCTCCGCGTTTAACTAAAACCAAAAACTTCTCAGAAGAAAACAGCGCACATTCATTCACGGAAGGAAGTGAAGTTTATGAGATTGGAGTTGGTGATGATAATGAAGTATTTGCCAATAAGATTGAGGAAGAACCAGAAGGCGAAAGCCATCTAATTAAGTCATTGAAGGAAATTCAAATAGGTGAAATATTCTTAGTAAGGGGCAAGAAATATATTATAGGATTACCAGTTTCATCATCAAATATTAATAGTACTGATGAACACGGGCATATTGTATGTACGCTTTTTGAACTTTAATCATACTAAAGAAATGAAAATCAGAATTAAAAAGAAGGAAAAAGGATGGTATTCAGTTGGTATTTTTAAAGACGATGATTCGTTGGTTAATGAAAGAATAGGCCCATTATCTTGGGCAATAGTTGTATTACTAATACCGTCCAACTGGATAAAATCATTTAAAAATTAAGTTTTATGACCCCTAACCAGAAAGAGGAACTAAGGAAGGAATATTTACAATGGGCAGAAGTGCCTTTAGACGATAGTTTAGATATTCCAGATTGGTTCTACTCCAAGCTAGAAGAGAAAGAAAAGGAGATTGAGCAGCTACAAACCAGATTGCTAAATAAGCAAGAGCAAGCAATGGTAATGATGAAAACAATTCAATCACAAACTGAAGAAATAGCGGATATTGAATCTCACTATTCAAGTGTAGGAATGGGCTTATATCCTAAGAAAGTTTATGAGGAGATTGAGAGATTGCAGTCTGAGGTAAATGATAGAGATGAATCAATAAACGCATTACGAGAAATTGTCAGGCTTAATCAACAGGCTAATAGAATACTAGGTGAGGAGATTGAAGCCCTTAAACAGGCTTTGAGGTGCATTCAGCCAATTTTAAAAAGTCATGGATACCACACCACAAATGAAGAAATAGAACAGCTATTAAAATGATCTACGAAATTTCAACCTTTCCTTATCCAAATAATAATTCAAGTAGTATGTTCCGCCCTGATCCTAAGCCTGAGAAGTCACCTAAAATTAAAATAAGGGTTTACACGGCTAAATATAAAAGGCGCTTGAAAGCAATTAAAAGGGTTTCAAAACGCATGGCTAAAGAACTAAGCATATATATGAAACAAATAGGATACTGGACAAGCACTGCCTTGAAGAAGGGCGGCAGCAGAATAGAAATGTAAGAAAGCGTGAAGGTAGTAATTGGGCTAAGGGAACGCATAAATCATGGCTTTTTACAATAACTTTTATTTGGCTTTGTTTTGAATTTGAAATAATGATATGGAAATAAAAGCCCGTAAGCTACCCTGGCAGAAGGCCACACGGCAAACATCAAGCCCTGATAACAGATACCATACAAAGTATTGGATTTCAAGGCGTGAGATATTCAGACGAGGAACTAAAACAATGCCTAACGGTTACATTCTAAGGAATGTTTACTGTTATCAATGTTATTTAGAAACTGGCAAGCAAATAGAAGGGGCACAGACTGACCATATCGTACAAAAGAAGTTAGGCGGAAGTGATGAGGATGATAACCTAATGACTTTATGTGACCGTCACCACAACAGCAAGAGCGCAAGAGAAGGAAACAACATGAGAAAGCTATGATTAAAGCAACTAAAGAAAAACTAATTATCTCAGTAGAAGATATATTAGCTACACTCACAGAGCAAGAATGGGAAGATATATACAAAGAAGCTAAGCGCATGGCTAATGATAAGCCACTCAAAGCAAAGAAGAAACAAAATAAGTTAAAGGGTGGAGGGGTGGTCTAATTG